CCTAGAACCAACGCCTGCAAATAAAGAAAGAACATCGCCTCCTGATCTTGCTTTTCCTGTGTCTATTGTTCGTTTTGATTCTTCAACAACATTTCTTATAACTAGAAAATTGAATGATTTATCTGCTTTTATAATAGATAGCAATCTATGTTGACCGTCTATAAGACTTCCACTTTTATCAAATCTTATAGCGTCTCCATTAAAGCACCAGTAACCACTTTTCATATCAGCAACATATTTAGCAATTCTATTTTTATCAGGTCTCCTATTATTCAAATTTTTCTCTAAAAAACTTTGCGCCAAACTTGGGCCTATATCTTCAAATTGTGCGGTTACTTCACCATGAAAAATCATTCTTGTTCCTTTATTGATTCCATTAAAAATTCCAGATCCATGCCAGCGATCCACTTGATTGTCGTTTCCTCGCTCGCGCCAAAGTAAAAAACCAGTGCCAATAGCAATTCATCATCACTGGGCCTTTCACTGGCAGGGCGTGTAAAGGCTTCAAAGTCGTCACGCTTAAACACGGTAGGGATAATTTCTTGATCCTGTGCGTCTACGAGCTGCTGAGCAATCAATGAGTCAGCCACTAACTGTTCCATTTCAATCGTTGGCGCGTAAGGTGCAATAATTGCGTTAAATAATTCATTCATAAATCACCCGATAAAATTCATTTTGTTGTACAAAGCGCGGCACTTAACAACATCTTGCTTGTTGTATTCGGCTATTTCTTCAATACGTCCATCAAGCCAGTAGTCATAGACTTTTGAGCCGTCAATATCGCCTTTCCCCTCGAAGCCAAAAGCCTTGCTAAGTGCGTCCAAGCTACCAATACCGGAATATTGACTTGTACCCGTCCACGCAACTTTTGTGTCGAATACTTTTGAGTCCCAAGGCTTTGCGTCATACGGAATATGAACGGATGGCCTCACGCCTAACATCACGCAGCGTTGCCAGATGAACCGCAAATCAAAGCCGGTGATGTAATGCCCTGACCAAGTAGAGATGTGGACCTTTTGTCCGTACTTATCCGTCAACTCGTTAATATCCACAAAGAACGCGCGTAATAAGCCAGCTTCATTATCATCATAACGATAATTGACATTAACCTCGCCATCATCCAGCGCCCACGCTATAGAGATGATCTCGCCCAATGCGCCATCAAAGGACTGTTTACGGTGCTGTTCATTGGCGGCATCATCGGCTTTTTCCGCATACCATTTATCAATCGTGGCTTGCACTGACATAGTGGCAGGCGGTTTAATGTTTTCGCGGATAGCCTCGACAACCCCTTTTTTCTGGCTAGGGATAGTCTCAATATCAATATGAAGGATGCTCATGCTGCCACCTCGGTTAATTTAGATTTCATTTCGTCCTTAATCTCAACAAAATTAGGTTGCATGGGTTTAGGTATCATTTGCCAAGCCGATCCTAATTGCGTGACATTCTTTGCCGTTTCCAGCAAGGCTTTATAGTCCGGCTGTTTTTCTTGTCCGGTTGTTGCGTCTAATGCGTCATGCTCGACAATCTCAAGCGCTGATTGCCATAAGTAACGCCTTTGGTAAGTTTGCACAGCGCCCAAGTTTTGCACGTCATGACAGCCCTTTAAAGCCGCTGAGGACATGGGCGAAGTAATGGTTATCTTGCCGTCACCTTCATGTTCAAAGATGTTCAACTCGGCCAGTTCGATACCAAACGACACAATGCCCGTTAAGCCAACGTCATTAAAAATGGCTTGAATCTGTGGCAAGTAATCGCCCAATTCAAAATAGGAATATTTAGCAAAAGCATTAACACCGGATTTATTAAGTGGCGTAGCTTGCAAGCGGATCCGCGCTTCCTGTAATTTCTTATAAATAGTCATGTTAGCCTCTGCTATAATGTGCGCTAGATTCAGCCATCGCATAAAGATTGCCGTATCTAGCCAAGTAAAATTGGTTGTTTATCCGTCTTGCTGGCTTGTTCCGTCTAAAGTCATAGTCAGCAAGATTTTCAAATAAAAACTTAATCATGTAAGCACCTCCTCGATCTGACAATGTTCAGTCATAAATAAAGTTATCTCGTTTACATCACCGTTTTTGTCAATCGCTAAAACGCGCATTAGGCGTATAGGTGAATCATCCGGCATGAATAAAGTTTCTTGCTTGAATGAAATATCTTTAACGTGGTGTATCGAAAGCGAAGCGGCAGCCATTATTCTTTACCCCAGTAATCAACAAGACTCATAGGGCTAATTGGTTTAGCACAGTCATCAGCCTTGGCTTGGGTATTGACTAGATAAAGACTCATGAGTAAAACAAAGCCCACAAGCATGACTATCAAGAACTTGCTATCAGATTCAGGTTCGTAATGAAACTCCTCGTATTCTTCAACAACCGGAACAAATACTTTTTTGGCTTCGGACTTGATGAAGTCTTGACGTTCTTTTGATGCGTAATCGTACTTAATCATTTTGTACCCCTTAAAATTATTATTGTTTCGGCTTCACACCGTTTCGGACATTACACGCAAGTGAAATACAGTTGTCTAAGCTGTATTCATAAGACTGCCTACCAAGCGTCAAGTCTCTCAAAAAAATCCGCGAGATAGACAGTCTTATGAACCCTCAAAAAAGCCCCGTATCGCTACGGAGCAGGTAGGAGTCACAACATGAGGACGTTGTATAAATAGCACTCGTTAAAATGCTATTTATACAAAGAGCGTTGCTGCTAAGGTCTATCGGTATTTAGTTCCGGCCTTGCAATCCTTCGACGGGGATTTTCCGTTTCGTTGGATGCTATTATCCGCCTAATGCGGATTAAGTCAACTGCAAATAGCGGATATTTCAAACAAAATAACACCTAAAACCACAAGTGATTGATTAATTGGGGGATTTATTTTTCGATAGGCAATAAAAAGCCTCAGTTAAGAGGCTTGATTGGGGTTAAAGCTGTTTTAATACTTATTTCTTCTTATCATTCTGCGGGGTGTTAATTACATTCAGATAGGTGTGTTGCCAATTCCCATCTGTAAAACCGCTTATTTTGAATCTTCGTAGTCGTGCTGTACTGCTTCAATAAATTCCTTATCGGCTGGTTCGTCTCCCTGCCGCCTTCGATGATAGGCAGATAAGGCATCAGGCAGGTTCACCCCCCCCCCCACATTTTCCGGTCGGGGTGTCAAGGGTTTATTTTCTTTATTTTGCGATAATTTGAAGTCAATAAACTCATTAACTTCTTTTTGCTGATCTGCACAGAGTGAATTGAATTTATCTAATAGGGGAGATGATTGTTGTTTGTCATCAAGACGTTTTAATCCCTTTCCACGCATGAGCCAGTCAATATTAACATCAAATTTATCAGACAAAATAATTGCCAAATCCATTGATGGTAATTTCTCCCCTCGAAGCAACTCACTTACAAAAGATTTAGACAAGCCTAGCCACTCAGCAAATTTATATTGAGTTTTTGGCGCATCACACTCTATTTGTAGCGCCTTTAATCTACCAGCAAAACCTTTGTAGTCCATAAAGTTACTATATGCTAAAAATAATCCGCTGTTAACAGTTGCAGTATTTCCGCAAATAGCGGATAATAGAGCCATGAATATATTCCTTAAGTTAAAAGAAGATTACGGAACGCAAGAAAAAGCAGCGTTGGCTATAGATGTCTCAACGTCTACATTTTCCGAGTGGATTAATAACGTAAAGGCTCCAAGTAAAAGCAACATGAAAAAATTACGCAAAGCTGGTTTTTCAGCTGAAGAAATATTCGATTCCTGCTTTACGGACGGTAAATAAATCATGGCTCTCGACTTTGAAATTAAAACCTCGGTTGACGAGGAAACCCATGACAACGCTCTTGTTGTTTCTAGAGCTTACGGCTTTAAGACTCGCGCGGAGTGGGCAAGATTTCTAATAGAACGAGAGCTGTCATGGGCAACACCGCAAGTACATATTAACCGCATACCCGGTGTACTGAAAGGGCGAGAGTAGAGCCTTATTCGTCTACAAAATAAATTGAACTTTTTGAAAAGTAGTCTAGCGGTATTTATGAGTCAAAAAAGAAACATTGCAGGGGATAAGCGGGCGGCAAGTTTGAAATTGCAACCTCGTCCTGCACAGAAGAACACGTTTGGTAGAGGCTTTGGTAGAGGCTTTGAGTTTACGCCAGCACTTACCGACATGGATCACTGCGAAAGAAATCGTATTCAGCAGTGTATTGCAATTATAAATAGTAAGAATTAAGACACGTCAACTCAGACTTGGCTGTTTAAAAAGCAACCGGAAGATTCAGGCTAAAAACGGGTTCGGTCTGGTTGTTAAGTGAGGGGAGAACGCACACGCCCTCAACGGTGGGAATCATCCCAATGATTTATTGCAAATCGAGACGAAAAACGGAACTTCAGCCTAATAGCTAAAGGTGATCCGGTTTAGTCTGGCAGTAAGTCAAGTGGACGACCAGAGCCGTAGTGAGGCATCTGCCATAGGTGTTAAGTCTGGTCAGCGGCAACAAAATATGTCTAGAGGATTGCCGTCCTGAGTGCTGCGACACTCTAAGTAGATTCGTTCTACCCGATTATTTGGGTAGGGGAATCTTTACCCCGAACACTGAGATTTACAGTGGTTTGGTTTTCAGCCCTAACCATAGGAATGTATTAAATGAGTCCTAAGAAAGGTACAGCAAATTTCGCTGAAACACTGGTTTGAAACGGGCTACAACGAGCTTAAACAGCTACTAACACATGGTTAGGGCTAAGAGACGAATAAATGAGTGATTCAAAAAAACTACTAACGCTAGAAAAGCTGATTGATAAAAACATCAAAGCGGCTTGGTATCAAAACGGATTAATTTTAATGAAAATCCGTGATGAAAGGCTTTATGAAAAAAAATACATCACTTTTGAAAACTACCTAGAAACAAGGTGGGAGTTCGGGCAAAAAAGACGCGGTTATCAAATTATTAATGCAGCCGATTTAACGCAAAAAATCGCCTTTTATCAAGATGAAATTCTAACGGATAAAGACGCAAAAAGTGAACTAAAAGTGCACTTTTTACCATCGTCTGAGACTCACTTAAGGCCATTAATTGATAGTTTAAAGACTGACTCTGAACGTATAGCTGTTTGGCAAAATGTCGTTTATGACTCCCAAGGCAATAAAGTAAAAATCACCGCCGCTTTCGTACAAAAGAAAGTTGATGATTTTATTGCTTCCGGTGAAGTGATTGAAAATGTTGAGTATGAAACAAAAGGATTTACTTCAGCAACCTTGGCAACTTTAAACACAGGTGATGAAGAAAGTTACACGCCTGAAAAATACCTTGAGTCAGCTCGTTTGGTGATGGGCGGTATTGATCTTGATCCAGCATCAAACCCAATGGCTCAAAAAAACGTCAATGCAGATATTTATTATACACAAGCTGATGATGGGCTAACAAAGCAATGGAAAGGCAAGGTGTGGATGAATCCACCTTACACAGCAAGGATTATTAATGTATTCCTTGAAAAACTGGTAAGTCATTTTGAAAACAATGAAGTAACTGAAGCGATTGTACTGACAAATAACAATACAGACACATCTTGGTTTCATAAATCAGCACAACAAGCCTCTGCTATTTGCTTTACAGCGGGGCGTATTAATTTCTTAAAGCGTGATGGATCAACATCAAGCCCAACAAACGGTCAGTCTTTTTTTTACTTTGGCAATAATCCAGAAGGGTTTAACAAAGAATTTTCACAATATGGATTAGTGATGGTGAAAGCATGAGTTTACCGGACACCATAAAGCACCCTGAAACTTTCTTAAATTCACCGGCGGCTGGTTATGACGGTGTTTTTGATTGGTCATGGACTCAAGGCGCCCTTGGAAAAGGAAGAATTACACCAATGGATTTTGACGGCGTTATAGAGAGAAAGGGTAATTTCTTATTATTCGAAACCAAAGGCGTAGGCGTGCCAATTCCACTAGGTCAGATGTACACATTTGAGTCTGCTTTTAAGTTGGGGTGTTTCACGATTATTTTTATTGAAGGCAAGTTATCGCCAGAGAGTGCAAAGACTTGGTGTGCTAATGGCTTTAAAAACAATATAAAAATGGACAAGCACGCAGAGACAACACCAGAAAGGATGCACAACTTTGTCGCTGCTTGGTATGACTATGCTGATAAAAATCCAGCAAAACCAGTTGATATAACTTTTTTAAACAAAAGAATTAAACAGCTTGAAGAAACAAACTTCAATTTAAAAAAAATAATGGAGGACGCAGTAAAAGAATTGGGCGGGCTAGTGCATTGGCCTGCATAGCTTACCTTTAGACATGAAAAAGCCCACTGAAACCGGCAAAAGTAGACGTGGGCTTTACTGAACTTAACCAGCAAGAGAATTATACATGATTTTAAGAGACTACCAAAACCAGATAATAAAAGACAGCCGTCAATCCTATGGCAAGGGCAATAGACGGATTATCTTACAAATGCATGTAGGCGCTGGAAAAACCGTAGTAGCGGCAGAAATAGCCCGTTCAGCGGTTAGTGGTTACAAGAAAGTATTGTTTTTAGTGCCACGCAGACAGTTGGCCTATCAAGCGGTGCAAACCTTTACGAATTATGGCATTAACACGGGCTTAATCATGGCTGGTGAAAGGCCTTTCGGTATGCCATTACTGCAAGTGGGTAGCTTTGACACCATTACCAGCCGCGTCAGTTCGGGGGCAATGCAGTTACCGGCTGCCGATGTAGTTATGGTTGACGAAGCTCATGCGTGTTTTAGTCAGGCACGACTGGAATTATTAAAAAAGTATCCGTTAGTGATTGGCATTACTGCAACACCGGCACTGGCAAACGGTAAAGGCATGGGCGCATTTTATACCGATATAGTCGAGGGTTTATCTATGGCGGCTATGGTGGATCAAGGCTATCTAGTGCCTATGCGTTATTACGGGGCTGACGCGCCCGACTTGGCTTTGGTGAAACTTAACGCGGACGGTGACTATCAGGAAAAGGGCTTGGCAGAAGCTACCGACAAGCCTGAATTGATTGGTTCCATTTATACGAATTACAAACGCATTGCTGGCGATAGAACCACGTTGATATTTGCGGTCAACTGCAAACATGCCCAGCACATTCATGATGAATTTATGCGTCATGGGGTATCGTCTGAATATATTGACGGCTCAACACCGACAGAAGAACGGGAGGCGATAAAAGCACGCGTTATGTCCGGTAAAAGTAAGGTGATCGTTAATATAGGGGTTATGGCCTTTGGTACTGACTGGCCCATTATTTCTTGCGTCATTATTGCTAGGGTAACAAGGAACATTTCAAGCTGGATACAAATGATTGGGCGTGGCTCGCGCTTATATCCAGATAAGAAAGATTGCTTAGTGATTTATCACGGGGATAACTTTGATGACTTGGGGCGCATTGACGATCCGATTGAGTGGACCCTAGACGATAAATCAACGATACGCGAACGCAAAGAAGCGGCACAAAAAGCGGCTAAAGAACCGAAAGATATTAAATGTAAATGTGGTTATGTGTTTCGGGCTAGTCGGGTATGTCCTTCATGCGGCTTGGCAATGATTCAACAAGGTGAGGCCATACCCTTCCACCAAGCCGATTTAAAAGAGTTAGTTAAAGCTGAAAAGTTTAGTAGTGAATACAAAGAAAAGTTTTATCAAGAATTATTAGGCTATTGTCGACGTAACAGCAAAAACGACGGCTATGCCTTTCATTTGTACATTGAGAAATTCAAAGTGCAACCTGCATGGCGAAAAATAGCCGCAGATCCAACCCCAGAAGTAATTGGTTTTGTACAGCACCGTCAGATTGCAAGATCAAGGGCGGCAGCATGAGAGTTGATATTAAACAAGAGTGTATAGGCCGTTGGGCACCCATTTTGACAAATTTGGGCATAAACGCGCAGTTATTTAACGGTAAGCATCAACCTTGTATCTTTTGTGGCGGTAAAGATAGGGCTAGGTGGGATAGGGCAAAAGAATTTTATTACTGTTCACAATGCGGACAAAAACAGCCAATAGACATGGCAATCGAACATACCGGATTGTCATTTAAAGAAACCACTAACTTAATCAGGCCAAACGTAATGAATACACCGCTCCAGATCGTTAAGCCTGCCGATACAGAAAAAGCCGAGGCCAGAATACGCAAGATTCATGCAGGGTTAAAACAGATTGCCCCTGATTCAGCGGTATTTTTATACCTAGCTAAACGCGGCATCACAGTCTTACCCGATCATGATTGCTATGAACACCCCAGCCTAGATTATTGGGAGGAGGGCGTTAAAACCGGCAGTTATCCGGCAATGGTATCGGTGTTTAGAACACCAACAGGCGAAGTGTCAACCTATCACATTACTTATGTGACTAAGCAGGGGGGGAAAGCACCCGTACAAATACCCAGAAAGATATTACCCGTTATGCGTCCAATGGTAGGGAGTGCTATTAGATTATTTGAGGCCGAAGAAGTATTAGCCATTACGGAGGGCATAGAAACCGCGTTATCAGTTCGACAAGATCAAAACATTCATTGTTGGGCAGCTGGATCCGCGCAAGCAATGGTTAATGTCGTGATTCCTGAGTCGGTCAAAATAGTGTGGATTTATGCAGATTCAGACGAGAGTTTCACCGGACAGAAAGCGGCTTATGAATTAGCTAACAGATTGAAGGTTAAAGAAGGCAAAACCGTTCGAGTCGTTACTTTAATCAATCAAGAAACCGTTGAGGATTATGGGCGCAAATGCGATTACAACGACTATGTGATTATGAAAGCGGCTAATTGACTGAAAATGCAAGCATTAACGGACAGCTTAGAAAGTAAGTTTGGCATACAAGCTAAAGCCATGAGACACAAGGGAAAAGTATTAATGAATGAAGGTAAGTTTCAGGGCGTTAGAGATATGACAGTACCAAAGAGCAGGGGGTGGGGGTGAAGTTAAGCGGCAATATGCAAGTTAATATTCAGAGCCTTGATGATGCGCTGCACAGTATCCCATTTAGGCTGTGTTTTACCGGACAAGGCTTTGTAAAGGCTCTCACGGTTAAGCCCGGTATCAGTAGCAAGTTGGGCAATACCTTTGGCTTTGGCAGCATGACCCAGTGCAGCAACAAAAACAGCAGGGTCATCATCCAAAAATGCTTGCGTCAAGTAGTCGCCCATATCCGCTTGAGTCAACAAGTGATCGAAAGGGTTATAAAGTTTTGTTTCAGTTTTCATCGGGAAGTCTCACAAGTTTTTAGCCAGTTCTTTGGCTTGTTTAATATCGTTTTGTTGGGAAGATTTATCACCACCACACAGCAATATAACAATTTCGTTATTACGGATAGTGTAATAAATTCGATAGCCTGGGCCAACAAAAATACGCAGTTCACTCACACCATCACCAATGACTTTAGTATCACCAAAGTTACCACTAGCAACCCTAGCCAAACGCAACGCTATTGCCATAGCTGCTTGACGGTCTTTCAACTTGGCAGTCCATTTGTCAAAAACTTCAGTAGTGTGTATTTCGTAATTCATGAGTCTATTGTAGCTTATAGGCTACAAATGTCAAGGGTAATTAGCGCATGAAATTTACTTTTGTCATTGATGAACGTGGCCCGATCGAAGCACAAAAAGCGTTGGGAAAATTACCGACTGACGGATCAATGGAAGTCGTTATACAAAAACACGTCAAGAAGCGCACCAGTGGACAGAACCGTTATCAGTGGAAAGCCATACTCGGTGACATATCCAGACAAGTGCGAATAGACGGCAAAGGCTACACACCTAAAATCTGGCACGAACATTTAAAAGGATTATTTTTACCGGACGTACCCAGTGACGAATTAACCCTTGCCAGATTATGTGAAATGGGAAGAAATGCCAGACGGTACGTTAAAAATGGTCGGCAGCACAACAAAGCTAACCACGAATGGCATGAGTATCTATTTTGAACGGCTATACGCTTATGCGGTGACTGAGTTGGACGTGAGATTTACGAGTAACTTATGAGTAAATTACGAGAAAGCGCACGCGGTCAAGAGTGTTTAGTCAGATTGCCGGGCGTATGTAATCGCAATCCTGAAACAGTGGTATTGGCACATTTAGGTGGTGGTGGTATGGCATTGAAGAAACATGACTTACAGGGTGCATTTTGTTGTAGCAGTTGCCATGACGAAGTAGACAGGCGCACTTGGGTATTTGAAAAAGATTATACAGAACTGGCACATAGACAGGGTGTTGAGAGAACTCAGAACTATTGGATAGAGAATGGCATGGTAACAACACGATGAAATTACACCTACCTTGGCCTCCACAAGAACTATCACCCAACGCTCGCGTACATTGGGCGAAGAAAAGCAAAGCAGCTAAAGCTTATCGTTTGCAATGTTGCTTGATGACAAAAGCCGCGAAGGTTGTTGTGCCAGAAACAGAAGGCAGATTACATCTGTGGATAACATTCTATCCACCGGACAAAAGACAAAGGGATGACGACAACATGATAGCGAGTTTTAAAAGTGGTCGTGACGGCATAGCAGATGCGCTTGGGATTAATGATTGTCGATTCATCACGCACCCATTTGTTAGTGATGACATGGGTAATTTTATCAAAGTATCAATAACAGGTGGACCGGATGATTGAGTGGTTTTATCTACCGTTTTACGCAACCGTTCTATTCATGATCTACGTTATTTATTCAAACTACTGGGGATGTTAATGCTACCGGCTAAAAAAGAGAAAGAAACGATTGCTTGGTCCACTGACTCAGAAATTGAGTACATCAATCAAATAGGTACTTTTAGACCTGACAACAAAAATCGCATTACATTTCTTAGGGGTTACATTGCCGCGATACCAAATAGGGTTAAGTGGGTGGGTATGGATAAGATGAGGATAGTTAAACACGCAAAAACATTGTTGCAAGAAAACTTAGAAAGGGAGTTGTGTTGATATTTTGGGGATTTAGGGGAATAGCGGAGTGGACCATCTTTCCTTGTGTAACATCAGATGAAAATGGCTGGATATTTACCTGGCTATTTCTGTTTGCCGGTTATTTTGAGGTAGATATAGATGGATGAAGTTGAGTTTGATGAAGAATATCTTATCGCCAAAGCAAAGCTATTACACAAGAAGGTGACTCTACAGCAAGAAGATGACTATATGGCAAGAGTACGGGTATTAGTTATCGATCAGAAGAAAAGCAACAGTGAGGCTCGGAGAATGGCATTTGAGGAGATTATATGACGATTGAAGCAACGCTAGAAGAAAGAGGTAGCCGTTATGGTGCATTTACTGAACATGCGCGTATCACCCAAAACATTAAACGCGCTATGGCTGACAGTCCTAACTGGGATACTTTAAAAGACGATCAACGAGAGTGTTTAGAAATGGTGGCGCATAAGGTTGGCAGAATATTAAACGGGGATCCTGATTACCATGATTCATGGCACGATGTAAACGGGTACGTGAAGTTGGTGGCTGATTTGCTGATACCTGAGAAGTTACTTTTATGAAGTTTGCGTACTACAACGAATTTGATCCAAAAGCAGCGGCTTGGATTAAGCAGTTAATTAAAAATGGCATGATTGCTGATGGGGAAGTGGATGAACGCAGTATTACAGAAGTCACAGCAGACGAGATTAGAGGATTTACTCAGCACCATTTCTTTGCTGGCATTGGAGGCTGGTCATATAGTCTCAGATTGGCAGGATGGGCAGACGACAGACCTGTTTGCACCGCCAGTCTCCCTTGCCAACCCTTCAGTGTTGCAGGAGCGCAAAAAGGAGTTGATGACGACCGACATTTGTTACCGCACTTTATCGAACTCGTTAAGCATTGCAATTTCCAAACAATTTTTGGCGAACAAGTACCAGGCGCAATCAAACACGGCTGGCTCGATGATTTATGTACTGAAATGGAGCGAGAAAAGTACCGAGTTGGGCAGATTGTACTCACAGCAGCAGGCGAGGGTGCGCCCCATATCCGACAAAGACTGTACTGGGTGGCCGACAGCATCAACAAGGGATCACAAGGGCGGTTATCTGGGTGGCAGGATCAGGAACGGGAAATTGTCAGTGGATACGCTGGATGTAGCGGCACAGTTGGGGGGTTATCCAACCCCGAAAACGGGTACGGGGGGGGGCGAACCACAACTCGCCACAAGTAATGTCGGGGAATCATGGGATAAACTTGGAAGGGATGGCTCATGTAGTGGGATGGGCAACACCGAATTGCATGGACGATTTGCCTCAGAGATCGGACGAAGCATTAGCGAGAGCGAAACAGAAGGCAGGATGTTGCAATCTGAAAGATCAGATACCGTTAAGCGGATGGGCTACACCGAACACCAACAACACGAAGGGCGCGTATCTGGACATAGAGAAGAATCTGGCGAGAACAGCGAACGGGCGGCAGGTGAATCTGCAAGACCAATGCAAGCTATCGGGTTGGGCGACACCGAACACGCTGGACAATTTACCAGCAAGGAGTCAAGAAGCGATGCAACACCAATTCGACACAGCAAGACCGGGGCGAACAGCACCAGCGAATCTGAGGGAACAAGTACATCCAGAATTATATCCGAATGGACTGACCCAGACTGGCTCTACTGTAGAGACGAAAAGTACCGGCCAATTAAATCCGGCATTGAGCCGTTGGCTAATGGGCTTTCCAGAGGAATGGGATATAGCAGCGATCCAAGCGAGCCGATTGACCCCGACAACACGCAAGAAGCGCGAGTCATGCGTTTAAAAGGTTATGGTAATGCAATAGTGCCACAAGTGGCGGCTTCTTTTATCAAAGCATTTATGGAGGCGACATGACTTGTTGGCCTATGCTTACGTTCCAGCCAATCAACCTGTTCAATGCGCCTGTTCGTGTTTCACACTGCAAACACACCCACTGGGCGACTTATGTTAGCTGGAAAAAACGCACTTGTGTAGATTGTGGTTTAGAAAAGCCACTTTATGAACTTGAAATTCAACATCAGAGGTAATTGTGGATCTACAACTAGCAGCAGGGTTAATCGCACTGTGCATCGGTGTCATCGGTGTTACGGGTATCATCGTCAAGATAATTGCCAAGAGGTTTCAAGACCTGTTTGACAAAGATGAGGATGGGTATTTTTAATGGCGTTGAAAACCAGCAACAAGAATCGAAAGAAGAACGTGAAGTTCAAGAGTGATGAGAGTTCGTATCAAAACCGAATCGGTTAAGTTATAACCGAATTCGGCCTAACATAGCTAACTGTTATGTTAAGTCGCTATTTATATGGCCTGCAATGTGATGAGGTTATCTGTATGAAAAAGTGCTTATATTGCATAAATAATAGATATAGTATAATAGAGCTATGATTTTATTAGATATAGTGTTATGACTCCTAAACAAGAAGCCTTTGCTATTGCTGTCTCAAGCGGAATGACACAGGCCGATGCGTATCGTAGTGTGTATAACGTCAGAGCGAATACTAAGCAAGAGTCTATACATCAAGCTGCATCTACAGTCATGGCAAACATCAACGTGTCATCAAGGGTCGATGAGCTTAAGCAACAGCTTGCTGATAAAGAGCTGTGGACTAGAGAAGATAGCATTAGAGCGATGATACAAGTGATTGAAGAGCCTGATAATCAGGGCTGTAAGATTAATGCGGTCAAAGTGATTAACGATATGCAGGGATTTAATGCCGCTACAAAAACTCAAGTGTCTGGGACGATAACGCATGAAAATGCTTTAGATATGCTCAGATGACCTCAGATGAATTGATCATCAGACAGAAACTTAAAGATGACTTCGATCATTATTCAAATCGTTGCTTAAGCATACGCACCAAAGAAGGCGGGATGGTACCGCTCCAGCTCAATGAAGCACAGAAATACATTCACCAGCAATTAGAAAAGCAACTGGAAAACACCGGCAAGATTCGTGCATTGGTATTAAAAGGAAGGCAGCAAGGTGTCTCTACCTACTCTGAGGCCAGATTCTACTGGAAGGTCACACACAGACGCGGTGTTAAAGCCTTTATCTTGACGCATGAAGCCGAGTCTACTGCTGCACTCTTTGAAATAGCACAGCGGTATCATGATAACTGCAATGAATTAGTGAAGCCGTCTACTGGAGCATCAAGCGCAAAAGAACTGTATTTTGATGGCTTAGATAGTGGTTACAAAGTGGGAACAGCGGGTAATAAGTCTGTTGGACGTGGTACTACTATTCAATACTTTCATGGATCTGAAGTTGCCTTCTGGCCTCATGCGAGTGAACATGCAAAGGGTATCTTGCAAGCCGTTCCTGATGCGCGTGACACTGAAATCATCCTAGAGTCTACCGGTAACGGCATAGGTAACTACTTTCACCAGCAATGGCAATTAGCCGAGCGTGGTGAGTCTGAGTACCAGGCAATCTTCGTACCTTGGTATTGGCAGACAGAATATACAAAGCCGGTACCTATTGAATTTAAAGCCACTGATGATGAGCAGATGTTAGCCGAGCAATATGGCCTCAATCATGGCCAGTTGCAGTTTAGACGCTCAAAGATAGCGGATCTATCAGTTGATGGTGTTGATGGCACAGTATCGTTTAAACAAGAGTATCCATTTAATGCTATTGAAGCCTTCCAAGTATCCGGTGGCGACACGCTTATCAATCCTGAATGTGTGATGAACGCCAGGCAGCAAAAGATTGAAGGACATGGCGGCATTATTATTGGTGTGGATCCTGCGCGTTATGGCGAGGATAGAACCTCCATCATCTATCGTCAGGGTCGTAAAGCCTACAATCTCATTAGCTACAGTAAAAAGAACACGATGGAAGTCGCTGGTATCGTGCATACACTGATAGAGCGTGATAATCCTGCTCAAGTGGCTGTTGATGTCGGTGGCTTAGGTGCTGGTGTCGTTGATAGATTAATAGAGCTGGGTCATGGCGATGTAGTTGTCGCTGTCAATGCTGGATCATCGCCCCTTGATCAAGACAAATATAAGAATAGACGCGCTGAAATGTGGGGAGAACTTAAGAGCTGGCTTAATGATACGGTGCCAGTGCAAGTACCTGATAGCGACTCATTACACTCAGATCTCTGTGCGCCATTTTATTCTTACGATAGCAATTCACGCTTGGTTATAGAGCGTAAAGAAGAAATGCGTAAACGTGGTGTTAGATCACCCGATGAAGCTGATGCACTCTGCTTAACCTTTGCTGAACCCATACGAAAAGCAAAAGCTACTTATAAAACCATTAACACATTTACAGGCGATACGATTACCGGCTACTAGGTAATGGGTATAGGTATTATAGGTATTATCATTTTAATGGGTATAGGTATTAGCTTAAAGCCACGTCTTTTCTAGGTTTTAATGGGTATAGGTATTAATTAAATAATTTATATTTTAACGAATGTCGGGAGACATACGATGCAAACTATGCAACAGAACGACGAGTATGAACTCGATGATAACGCTGATGAAGAATCAGGTGAACAGATACAGGCACTGGGTTGGCGTTTAACTCGATTAGCACAAGAACAGATTGGTATTCGTCAACAGACTGAAGATCGGTGGTTATCAGACCTTGAACAGTATATGGGTCATTATGATGCTGAGACGCTTGAGCGACTAAAGAAATCAGCGGGTAGTCAAGCCTTTGTCAACATTACACGGTCCAAGTCTACCGGTGCTGAAGCTAGGCTGGCAGATATGCTGTTTCCTTCTGATGACACCAACTGGGCGATTCAACCGACTCCGGTGCCTGAACTTCAGAAGATGGCTAACAATCAGGAAGTCGCTGGTCAAGATGAGCAGGGTAATGAAGTCACTCATGCTGATATGGCTAAAGAGATACTGAAAGAAGCACAGCAACGTGCTGAAGCCATGACACGGGAGATTGATGATCAACTTGTTGAAGCTAAGTATCATACGATAGCAAGAGAGGTTATTCATGATGCTTGTCTCTTTGGTACGGGTATTCTTAAAGGTCCAGTCGTTATCAATCGTAGTCGCAAGAATTGGAAGCAGTTAGATAACGCAGTCTACGAGTTAGATATCGTCCAAGAATATCGACCAGGTGTTGAGCGTGTCAATGTCTGGGACTGGTTCCCTGATATGTCAGCAACCAAGATTACCGAATGTGGCTTTATCTTTGAGCGACGTTATGTCACCAAGAAGCAGTTGATCGAGTTATCTAAACGACCAGGCTATCTAAAAGATCAAATCAAAAAGATTATTGCTGTTGATGCGAGGAATAACTCGAACGGCTCTAGTCATGTAGGCAGGTTACGTGAGTTATCCGGTGTGCAAGCGAACATCAATGACAATAGATATGAACTCTGGGAATATCACGGTCCTGCGACTAAAGAAGATTTAGAGTCCTGTGGTTGTGCTGTTGAAGATGATGACCTGATTGAACATGACGTGATCGTTAGTTTTATCAATGGCGTAGTCATTAAAGCTGATCTTAACCCCTTAGAAACAGGTGAATGTCCTTACAGCGTATTTGCGTATGAAGATGATGATACCAGTGTCTTTGGCTTTGGTATTCCGTATCTACTCCGCAATGAGCAACGCATTGTTAATGCCGCTTGGCGTATGTTGTTAGACAATGCTGCCTTATCGACTGGACCACAGTTAATCATCAATAGAGAACTGGTGACACCTTCAGATGGTAGCTGGGATTTGAAAGCCCGTAAGGTCTGGTGGCTTACAGATCCAGAGCATCGGGTTAATGATGCTTTCGGTAGTCATGAGATAGCTTCACATCAAGCCGAGCTATCTGCCATCTTTGAGACAGCTAAGAACATGGCCAGTGAAGTCACTTCATTACCCATGTTAGCTCAAGGTGAAGTAGGAGGCGCACAAGATACGGCAGCTGGCCGTAGTATGTTGCTTAATGCCGCTAACACTGTGTTGCGTAATGTCGTTAAAGCCTTTGATGATGGTATCACTAAGCCCTTCATCGGCAGGATGTACGATTGGAACATGCAGAACAGTGATATCGAAGAAATCAAAGGTGACTTTGAGATTGATGCTAGAGGCTCATCAGCATTGCTTGTTAAAGAAACACAGACACAAGCGCTGCTTAATCTAATGTCGGTATCACTACAACCTATCTATACCGACCTGACTAAACATCCTGAGCTGTATCGTAAGGCGATTCAAGCACAACATCTCAATCCAGATGACATTGTTAAAACCAATGATGAACTGGAAGCGGAAAAGAACAAGCCCGACCCCATGCAACAAGCGATGATGGAACAACAAGCGGTCATGATGCAACTGCAAGTACAAGAGCTGCAAGGTAAGATTGATAAGCTCACTGCTGAAACAGCGGATATCAATGTTAAGACACAGTTTAGTGCCATGCAAACAGCTGGTCAGATTGTGCAGATGCCTCAGATTGTACCAGTCGGTGATGAGTTGATGAAGTCTGCCGGCTATAAAGATGCTAACGGAACTCCCAGCACACAAGTACCGCAAGGTATGGAGCAACAAGCACCGGATATGCAACAAGATCAGATGATTCAACAAAACACCAGTCCAGGCTCACCGGCTCTACCGGAAGATGGGATGCCACAAGATCCTAACCAACCACAGCAAGTCGATCCACAGTCAGCTGCTCAAGGCATGAATCAGGGTATTGAGACACAACAAATGGACTAAAACCCGCTAAAAATATGCCACTATTGCAGAAATGCAATATGTGGTAACATTAACCCGCACATAATTCAAGACTTATGATAGATATTACATCAGATACTTGGTTAGAGATTGAAAGTTTCATCGATGAACAACTGGCCGCATCAAGCCGCAAGCTGTCATCCGTCACACTGGATTTTAATCTAACCATGTATCACCGAGGAATAGTATCGGCACTGACTGACTTAAAGTCACTGTCAAACAAACAACCTGTTTCATTACTCACCAGTAACGAATACAGTTAAGTAACACCAGCCTGTCGGGAGACACGCACCATGTCAGATAATAACACCGCTGATTACAGCCGTGATGATGAAGATTTTGAAGAATTATTTAATGGTTTTGCTGAAGATGATGCAAAAGTAATTGAGGAGATAGTCCAAGAGTCAGTTGATGATGATAGTGAGTACGCAAGTGCTGATGACGTTATCGAAGATTCAGTAGACGACACTCAAGCACTCAAGCAACAACTCGAAGTCCTGCGTAAAGAACGGGATGATTTTGAGCATAGCTTCAAGTCTCAAGTAGGCCGTGTTAGCGCCCTGCAAAAGAAACTGGATAGCGAAAGCCCACCAGCAAAGAAGTTTGATGATGATCTAGCGGTTGCGATGGAGGACTATCCTGAAATCGTAAAGCCCATGATCGATTACATTGAGCGCAAGTATGGTGACTTAGACCAACGTCTAGCACCGATACAGCAACAAAATGATCGTCAAGATGAGCAGCGCTACATCGATAGCCAAATCAATATTATCGACTCGAACATACCGGACTGGCGAGATATCGTTGCGGGTAATGAGTATAAAAACTGGTTGACTGAGCAACCCTCAGCAATCCAAGCAATGTCTAGTAGTTATGATGCCCGTGATTATCAATATCTGATCGGCTCATTTCAAGGCACAAAGAACAAATCAAATGAATTGGCACAACGAAGGCAAACTAAATTAGCCGGCAATGTGGCAGTTCAGAGTAAGGGTGTCAGTAAATCATCATCGGCACCGGATGACTTTAGTTCAGCGTGGGAATACTACGCGAACAAGAAGAAGTAAGGCACTGTCGGGAGACAGGGCAAAGCGATAGGCAGAGTCTTATCGTTCCTTAAGCAGGAAACACCAAACAGTATGATGGTTTTGTAACCCGCTAGCAGTGTTGGCCGGTCAAATAATAATCCCTTGTATAGATTTTGGAAAACAAACCGTTGTTTTCAATTATTTTTATATTTAGGAATTATTTATGGCCAATACTACTTATGGCACCATTAGTCAAAGAACGGCAGCTTGGGCTGCAACTGAGATGTTATCTCACGCTGAACCTATTTTAGTTTTATCTAAATTCGGTCAGTCTAAACCACTACCATCAAACAAAGCCGACACTGTTAAATTTCGTCGTCCTGTGCCTTTCGCTATCTCTACTACTGCGTTGACTGAAGGTGTTACACCGACTACTCAACAAATGACGTATGAAGATGTCACTGTTGCTATTGCTCAGTACGGTGCGGTTATTGCTATCACTGACAAAGTAGATGACTTGGCTGAAGATCCTGTATTGAAAGATGCAGCGATGATGGCCGGTGAACAAGCCGCTGAAGTTGTTGAAATGATTACCTACGGTGCTATCAAAGCGGGTACTAACGTATTCTATGACACTATCGGTCACTCTACTCGTGTATCTGTCAACAGCAAGATTACTCTTGATCGTGTTCGTGCGGTTGTTAGATCTTTGCGTGCTAACCGAGGCAAACCGGTTACTTCAATGCTGTCCTCTTCACCTGGCTATGCAACAAAAGCGATTGAAGGTGGTTATATTGCTTTCGGTCATACTGATTTGGAAGCGGATATTCGTGCATTAGCTGGTTTTACTCCAGTTGCGTCTTACGGTTCACGTCAACCATTATGTCCTGAGGAATTGGGTTCTGTTGAATCTATTCGTTTTATCTTGACGCCACTAATGGTGCCTTTCCAAGCCGCTGGTGCAGCGGTTGCCTCAACTGGCATGATTGCTGATAACGCGACTAACATCGATGTTTATCCACTGATATTCGTTGCTAAAGAAGCGTATGGCTTAGTGCCATTGAAAGGTGCTAACTCAATCACTCCAAGTGTATTGAACCCTGGGACACCTTCTAAATCTGATCCATTAGGACAAGTTGGCTTTGTAGGTTGGAAAACTTACTTCGCTGCCAAAATTCTTAATGAAAATTGGTTGGCCCGTATTGAGGTGGGAGCGACTGCGCTTTAGTTCCATTATATGATTGCATAATGACAATGAGGGTACTTAGCAATAGGTACCCTCTTTTTACTTTAAATAAGGAAAGCTCATGCTTGATTTTGAAACATCAGAGAACAAAGAAGAATTGATAGACCATGCTAAATCACTCGGAGTTGATGCTAATGCTCGCTTCAGTATAGATTCTATAAAGAAGCAAATCCGTGATGCAAGTAATACTGTGCCGGTTGTTGCTGATAAAAAAGTTAAACTCATGATCCATAAAACCGAAGGTGACACAGGCTCTATTGATGTGCCTATCTCGGTTAATGGTAAGACGTGGTTAGTTAAACGCGGTATGGAAGTGATCGTACCGGCATTTCTAGTGGAAGTGCTTGAACATGCTGTGAAAGACATTTATGTCCAAGATGAAGTCACTAAGTCGATTGTGAAACGTGAAGTCCCTGCGTATCCGTACAGCGCCATGGCCATCTAAATGAAACAGAGTGCGCTCATTGCGTTAATCAGACGTTACTCAGGGGATGATGTAGAACCTTATGTTGTTCCGGATACCGTATTGGCCAGCTTTATTAGTGAAGCTGAGACAGAAGCCGCTGAACGCGCTCAGTTCCTACGACTGGATAGCACTTACGATATAGCCGTCACCTCTGGTGTATCGGTCTATGCCATCAATCCCAGTGTTATTTTTATAGATTCAATTCGGTTGAGTGGCGAGAGCAAACCGCTTATAAAGACCACTCGACGCGAGTTGGATTTTAATATCAATAAATGGATTACCGAAGTCGCTACCCCCAACTACTACTTTCAGGATGATACCAAGCTCACGCTGTATCCGATGCCTGATAAATCTTACACGATGCAACTGGACGGCTCACGTCGGCCTATTGTATCAATGGAAACACCCAGCCAGTACCATGATGACTTAAGCAACTGGTGCCTGTTTCGTTTCTTCTCCATCAATAACAATGGCATGACAGACGTTAATAAAGCCCTTATGTACTCAAGTCAGTTTGATAAAGCCTTTGGTCACAAACGTAATGCGTTATATGACACGGTTAATCGAGCCGCCTCAGAACAATCTACTTTATATCGCAATCCATTCAACTAGGACTACTCATGGCCTCTACTACGCTTGCTAAAACAATCACCGACAAGGCTTCAGTATTTTTGGCTGATGCCTCACAAACTCGTTGGCTACCGTCTGAACTACTCAGTTGGTTGAATGACGGGCAATCTGAAATCTGTGCCTTAGTGCCTAATGCTAATCCTACTACCTCTACTGTTGCTCTAGTCGCTGGGACCAAACAATCAGCACCCACTGATGCACTGTATGTTAATGGCTTTATTCGTAACATGGGTGTGGGCGGGACAACGCCAGGCGGTGTCATACGGCAAGTCACTCGTAACTTCTTAAATTCATTTATAGTGGGCTGGCCCAGTGCAGCAACATCCATTGTCGTCAGTCACATTGCTTATGATCCTGCTGACAGTAATGTCGATTTTTACGTCTACCCGCCACAGCCTGCATCAGGTATGTCCAGTATTGAAATTGTCTACTCACAAGTGCCTGCGGTTATTCCCTCTTCAGGAACACCGGTGATTACGGTTAGGGATATTTACGCTAATGCACTATTAGATTACGTTCTTTATCGCGCCTTCGGTAAAGATTCTGAATACGGCAATCAATCAGATCGTAGCCAGATCCATTACAAAATGTTCTCGCAAGCGATTGGCATTAAATACACCATTGAGAAATCTGAGAATAGTGGTTATTTACATACGGGTGAGCAAGCTCAACAAGCTAATCCACCACAATAAGGAACCCTCATGGCCTCTACTACCGATGCTAAAACCATTATTGATAAGGCCTCATTACTATTGGCTGATGTCTCTCAATCCTTTTGGTTAGTCTCTGAACTACTAGGTTGGCTCAATGACGGTCAGCGTGATATTGCAACCGTCTTACCGCAAGCTAATGTTAAAAATAGTGCAGTGCAGTTGGTAGCAGGGGTTAAACAATCTCTGCCCAGCGATGGTATCTTGTTGCTGGATATACCGCATAACTTAGGTTCAGCAGGCACAACAGTCGGTGCAGTGATTACTCATGTGCCTAAAGAGATTATGCTCAAACGCATACCAGGTTGGACGACAACAATGGCTAATGGCGTTGTTAAACATTATGTTTACAGCACTTTAGATCCCTTAGTGTTCTATGTTTATCCACCACAGCCGGCTATAGCTAAATATGTGGAGTGCGTGTATTCAGCCCTACCGGCATTGATCGCTAATGCTAATGTCGGCACTAAGATTACCATCCCAGACTACTTTCAAACCGAGTTATTAGACTATGTGTTGTATCGTGCCTTTAGTAAAGACTTTGATAACTCAGCACAACTCGCACGTGGTCAAGAACACTATCAACTATTCATTAACGCTTTAACGGCAAAAGCGAATGCAGATGCTTCAGTAAACAATCCCACTAAAGCACCGCAGGCTTAATCATGGCGATTAAAATTGATCAGTTCTCCGGTAAAGCACCAAAAGTCAGCGACCACTTGCTAAAAGATAATATGGCAACAGTCGCCACTAATCTGCGTATTGATAGTGGTGCGATTACAGCGTTAAAAGGTGTGACGCAAGTCTCTACGACGACCAGTAGCTATCGATCTATTTATCGCTATGAAGCACCTGAAAATACACCTAATTGGTTAGGATGGGATACACAAAACGTCAATGTCATTAGAAGCCCTGTACCTAATGATCGCTATCGACGCATCTATATCACCGGTAATGGTGAGCCAAAGTATCAATATTTTGATACCTCATTAACGACACCAGCACCCAGCAGTGAATATCTATTAGGTATGCCTAGACCCAGTGTGGTACCGGTATTATCTGAATCAGGTCCAACCAGTGACACGCTAACAGGTGGTAAAACCTTTACGCCTGGTACATTAGGTCTGCTCGGTAACGCAACACAAGTGGCGGGTATTACCTCAACAGCAGGCGCGTTTGTGGTAGGCCGCTACTACACCATTACTTCACTCGGAACAACAACGACACAAGCTAATTGGAATACTATTGCGGGGACTACGGGAAAAACCTATGTCGTCACGCCTGTTAATGCAACAGATCTGAATCATTTTATCTGTGCTAATGTCGGTACAGGTAATGGTACCGCTATCTCGTCACCTGGACTGCAAAGAACCTCAACGGGTACAACCTGGACGGTACAAGGCTATTCTACCTTATCTTATAAAGATAATTGTGTACTGAGATTCTCTATTTCTAATTTAGGTCTAGCTGGTGCTGTTGTAGGTATTAATACAGATCCTAATTTAGATGCAGGCTTTAAAAATATCGATTGGGCTGTTTATGGTCTACCTAATGGGACTTACCAAGTATTGAATAGTGGCGCTGTCGTTGCGAGTGGAGCCACATTTACTTATGTGAGTACGGATGTATTCGAGATTGAATACATTGGCACCACCATTAATGTCAGTAAAAACGGAGCCATTGTTTATACAACCTTTGACCCTGTTAATACTAAAAAGAATAAAAAAGTAGTGGGTGGGCAAACATTTTTTATGGATGCTTCCCTGCAAGGCGCTGCATCAGGATCAGGTACTTTCTCATTAATTAGTAATATAGAATTTGGTCAATATGCCATTACCGCACTGACGGCAACCGTTGCAGCCGGTAACTTCATTGTAGGTCAGTCTTATAAGATACTGACACCGGGGGATACGAATTTCACTGCAATAGGCGCAGCTAATAATGTTGTGGGTACGCAGTTTACAGCAACCGGTGTTGGCGCTGGCACAGGTACAGCGACTGCGGCTAATATCTTTAAAGCAGATACCATTGCGCTCACAAGTAATAATGCTTATACCACCATCAATGGCACCAGCATCTCAAAAACAAAAGGCGGCACTGGCTGGAATACCCAAGCCACCTCATCACAAAGCATTACAGGCGCTTGCATCACCAAGTTTCAATTTGGTAGCTTAACGCTACCTGCTGCCGGTGGCTTAAATACAGCGCCCTTAACAAAAGCGGGTATGAATGACATTGACTTTGCCTTAGTCACTACGACAGCGGGACTTTTAAAGGTCTACGAAAATGGCGTATTTAAAGCAGATTGCGGCTCTTTTGCCTTAACCGATATATTCCAAGTCGAAGTCACATTAACCGGAAACGTCGTGTATTCCAAGAATGGCCTTGGCACTCCACTATACACCTCAGAAACCACCGTTGCCTTAACAAAAGCCTTTTACTTTGATTCCTCACTCAATAAAGTCGGGACATCTATTACCGGCATACAGTTAGGAACAAACTTGACTAATAGCGATGTATTGACATCTGCTTATGCCGATCTCACCGAAAAAGATCGTAGTTATGTTTACTCCTATGTCAGTCCTTTAGGCGAAGAAGGTCCTCCAAGTGGCGCTGTTAAGATTACTGTTAATGATTTACAAGTGGTGACCTTAACATTCCCAACCAGCATAACCGGTGATGTAACCCCTAAACTGGATACCACAACCGATGCCTCAAGACCTTATAATGTAACCGGTGGTAAAAGACGTATCTATCGCACTGCATCGGGTACAACGAGTACAGAATACTTATTTGTTGCTGATGTCGATATAACCAATACTATATTTAATGATAATCTTCTCGATGTCGCTTTAGGCGAACCCATGCCTTCGCTGAACTGGTTCCCACCGCCACTCGATATGAAAAGCGTGACCTCAACACCGAATGGCTTTATTGTCGGTTACTCAGGTAATTCTTTGTGTGTCAGTGAAGCGATGTTTCCTCATGCCTTTAATCCATTCAATCAATTAGGTTTTACTGGCAATATCACTGGTATAGCAACCACTGGCGACTCATTAGTGGTCTTTACCGATGATGCGCCTTATTTGGTCACTGGCTCAACACCAGGCACCTTAAGCGCTATTCGCATAGATCATCAACAAACCTGCGCTAATAAAGCCAGTATCGTTAATATGGGCGGCTATGTGTTATTTGCTTCACCGGACGGCCTCTGCTCGGTTACTGCTAATGACATGGCGATTGAGACACAAAATTACTTAACCCGTGATCAATGGCAAGCCTATTCACCGAGTACGATGCGGGGCTATTTATACGAAGGTGTTTATATTGGCTTTTCAGATACCAAACAATTCATGTTTGATCGTCGTCAAGATCCTGCGGTATTAACGGATATTTCAGGCTTTACGGTATCGTCTGGCTTTAATGATTTGAGTGAAGATCAGCTCTATGTGTTAGATAACACGGGTCATATCTCAACCTGGGAAACCGGCAGTAATCAAACTTATATCTGGAAAAGCAAGTTAGCAAGGGAGGCAACCGCTGTTTGTCCTGCTGCGCTAAGACTCTATGCAACAGGGGATGTGATCTTTAAACTCTATGCAGATGGTTCTTTAGTCTTTACAACAACAGTCACCAACAGCAGTATAGTGAGATTACCTGGCGGTTATCGTGCCAAAGAATTTCAAATAGAAGTATCTGGCAGTGGTGTCCTGCAATCCTTTGCAATCGCTAACTCAGTGAGTGAATTACAATGAGAGAAGTACCGAGCATACCCGCAGGCCTAGAGCCAAAATTACGCAATGTGTTATCGTCTGTACGGGAATCACTTAATTCAGCTATCACGAATATTAATGCCAATGCCGATAATCTAAACGGGCTGCGTCAATGGGTCATGCCTGCGCTGGAAGCTAATAACGATTTAGTGATATTTAATCAAGGACAGATTAATGCTGCCTTAGAAAGTGCAACCGGTGCTGATGGAGCAGCTGGTATTGCAGCTAGGGCCGTCTCATTAACTACGCCTAAGCAAAGTTTTACTTATGATACCAACGGGGCAAATCCCAGCCCATCTACTTCTGTGATTACAGCAACAATCTTTAATACAGTCGGTGTTGTTTATTATGAGTTCTTTTTGAATGATGTTAGCACTGGAACAGCTACCACTTCAAATACCTATACCTATACGCCAAAATCTACATTTACTGGAATGCCAGATAAGTTAGAAGTGCAGATACGGGAGGATAGTATTACAGGCTCCATCGAAGCGCGTGACATGATGACCATGATTGGCTTAAGAGCGGGCGCACATGGCATTACAGTGATGCTCAGTAATGAAGCACATACGCTGCCAAGATCGATTGCAGGTGTAGTTACCTATACGGGATCAGGGACTCAAATCAATGTGTGGGAAGGCACAACCGCTTTAACAGAAGATTCCATTAGTCCTTATGCCAATAGCACGTTTAGAGTCACAAATACGCCAACAGGCATTACACCAGGTGCAATAACAGGCACAGGAACCACTACTTTAACGTATGGTGATGCAAGTAGCATGTCGACAAGTCCTGCTAAAATAGATTTTACCATTATTGCAAAACGGCAAGATGGCACAGAAATAACAATAACAAAACAACAATCACTCTCTTATTCACAAGCTGGAGCAACAGGAGCAGGTGGCGATTCTGTGGATATTGTCTTTGTTAGGTCAGCAACACAACCTGCCACACCGACTGCTTCACCTGGCACACCCACTGCACCGATCACATGGTACACAGATGTCGCTTCAGTACCTGCGAGTGCAAATCCACTATGGGCTTCAACGGGCTTTAAAGCGTCTGCTTCTGCAAATTACACATGGGATACACCGGTAAGAGTGGAAGGCACGTCCGTTGCAGAGGTCACTGTATTTACGCGTGGCGTTCCTACTACGACACCAACAGATGGCACTTATACCTTTAGTAATCCTCCTGTATTGGCTGTGCCAACGTCAACAGGTGCGACCTGGTACACGTCAGTACCTTCAGGCACAACGGCCGTCTATACCTCAAGAGCGGTGGTATCGACCTCAGCAGGCAATACATCAGCAGTGGCAATTACTGGTTGGACAGTACCGGTTATTAGCTTTCAAAATGGCAATGATGGAGTCCATGGCAGTGATGGCAGTAGAGGACCATTTACAACTTATGCCGCTATTGGTTATCCAGGATGGGATTCTGCAACTGCTTATGCTGCTATTATGGCTATGCCCAATAATCAATCAACATTAGTTGTTGGCGATGAAGTGACCTTATGCTACCCCAATACGACAACACCGACTTGGGTATTAACACAATACGTTGCAACTATCGGCAATCCAGGTACATGGTCAGTGAGAGGTCAAGTCATTGATGGTAACTTAATGGTTACTGGTACTTTAAGTGCTGCTAGTTTAAAGACTAGCAACTTAAGTGCTTCAACCTCAATTACTGTAGGTACTGTTAATGATGGTCTTATATTAAGTAGTATTGATAATACTTTTAAAGTTAAAAAAAGTTCTGCAAACAGAGTTACTATGGGTAATTTAGGGACTACTTATGGTATTCAAGGATGGGATAATGCTACTCGTTCTGTATTTAAATTAGATGAAAATGGTTTGGATGCAAAAATAACTCAACCTGCGGTAAATCTGTTTGGTGGTTCTTATCATAATCGACTTATCGCTGACGGTGACTACACTTTCTATATTTACGGTAATGCATCAGAGACCGTTGTAATACCGATACCAATAATTACAACCGGAATGTTCCGACTTAAGGTACAAATTACAGGTTATTGGGAAAATGATGCCTTTAACTCGGGATCGTATGCCGCCCAAGCAATGTGGCGGGAGATGTCAATGGGTGTATATTATAAAAACGCTCATACAGCCTCTTCACTTACGGTTGATGGTTATGATAAAAGTACTATAGTCGGCATGACTGTTGTCTCTGAATCTAGTGGTACAACTCAGCCCACAAACTTTCCGGTAAATCGCGCGAATATGCGTGTGAATTCAACAACAGCTGCCACTCTTGTGCCTGGTCAAAATTACACCATCACTACTGTCGGCAATACAAATTGGAATGCTGTTTCCGGTGGAGATTTGTCAACGCCTTATTTGATTGGAGATTCATTCACAGCACAAGTGGTGGGGACGGGAACAGGAGTGGCTTCCACAGGTTATCCAGAACTTGTCCTTGCCAGTGCTGTCGGCACCAATACTTATAGTGCTAATGGTTATCCCGAGACAGCAAATAATACTACCGCCTACAGTTATCTTGTATGGGCAATAGATAATATCGCCTATCCTTTTGAGGTGTTTTAAATGACAATTTATATAATTTATAGCAAAGATACTGCGGTGGTTGAATCTTTATTCACTCAAATAGAGCAGTCAACCGGTGTAATACCAAGTCATTACGATGTTAATAACATTAATTTAAATGGTCACTCATCCATTGAAAATGTAGTCACTGCATTTGAATTAGCGGATAGTATTACTTTAGATATGACTCAGCTCTCTATAGCTAATAAAGTGGCTATGCGACAACTAGAGGGCAATAATTATGTCGTTGTTACAACCCTATCAGATGAGGCTATCAATGACGATCTGAGTCATACTATTAAAGCAACAAGACAAACGCTGCTGATTGATTCTGATTGGACTGATACCGTCTCTGCACAAACCAGACTAGGTGACTTACTCTACCCAGCCTGGCAAGATTACCGGCAAGCACTACGCGATATTACCCTGCAACCTACTTACCCATTGGATGTGATATGGCCGATAGCACCTTAGATAAACGCTTTGTCCTACAAGACATTCGCTTGGTCTGGGATAAGATTCAACCCAAGGTCGCTAAACTGCAACAGGAACGTAATTTCCCCTGGCGACCTGAAGATGTTTATGCCCAATGCCTGAGTGGTCAATCCTTTTGCTTTACCCTCGATGAAGTCTTTATTATCTGTAATCCGCAGGAAAATCAGTACACACTTGCCAAAGAATTGTTTATCTGGATATGGTATAGTGAATCAACCGAAGATTTTGCTGATTATCGCTATGCAATCAACGAGGTAGCCAAAGATATTTACGCCACTTCTATTATTTTTATCTCACCCCGCGAGGGCTTTAAACGCCTTGCCAAACGACATGACTGGCCGTCACTGACGACTTATACTTTACCTGTCGATAATATCTGCCCCTACTTGCCTTAACGCTACACGCTTACTGTCGGGAGACAGAAGGACTCAAAAATGAAGTTTTATAAACACTGGCTTTGTTTGATCTTGCCACATACTTTTTATGGTACAAAAACACAAGGTTCTACGTCTGCGCCTAATCCGTTGCAAGGGCAATTAGCTAATATTGCTGAAGAACGGTGGAAAAATTATAAGGAAAAATATATTCCCATTCAAAATGAATGGATTAAGAATGTTAAAGACTTAGATAGTAAAGCTTATCATAACCAAGCTTCTGGATTAGTCTCCAATGAAATCAAAATGCAATCAGGACCTATAACACAAGGGTTGGCAAGCTCTACTATTGGCCATCGTTTTGGCGCTGGAAATTATATCAATCAAGCTAACGCCATTAGCCAAGCAGGTAATAAAGCAAATCTTGGCGTTACTAATCGTTACCTAAATGGTATGGGCGATGTTATTGCGCAAGGGCAAGGTCAAGCGTCAACAGCTATTAGTGGACTCGCTAATCTTGCTGGGCAATCAGTGGATGCACAAATACAAAATGATCAAAATGCAATGACTAGAAAGCAAGGTCAATTAAATACGTATGGCGCCCTTATGGGTGCTGGAGCGCGTGCTGGTAGTGCTATGGCTATGGCCTAAAATTTAGAATTACTTATATAGGTATCATTATGGGAGAAAGTAGCATATTTGGGATTGGTAGTAGTCAAAAATCATTACCAACCTCTGATCCAATAGCAATGGCAAAACAATCTAAGTTAATTAAAGAGCAATGGGATGATTATAAAAAACGTTTTCGACCTGTAGAAGATCAACTGATTAATGATGTAAGTGGTACTAAATACCATACAAAATATAATCAAGAGGGATTAGATAATGCACAAGGGTTAGTAAATACTGCTTATGGCTCAGCAAAAGAGATGCAGGCAAGGGATCAGCAAAGAATAGGAGTAAGTTACACACCTCAGCAACAGCAAGCTATGGACTCAGCGGTGAATATTTATCAATCTAAAACACTTGATAACACTACTAATAATGCTAGGCAAGCAGATATTGACAGAAAAAATGCTGTCATTAGCGGTGGTTTAAGTGGTGTAGCCTAGTCTTACTCAGACTATAAATATGGACTTAGTACAAAATACAGCAGATAAACTGCAAAACCTATTAAGAGAGTACCTATGAGTTTATTAGACTTTGGAAATACGAACTACAAACAAGCCAATTATGCTAGTGAAGAATCGACTAGGTTGGCTAATGCATTGCAAGCATCAAGATCAAGCATTAGAACCCAGGAAATAGCTGCAAAAGCAGCTGCACAAGGCGCTATGCTAGGTGCAGGGGTTGGTGCCGTATCAGATTATAAGTCTGCACCTAAGACTAATGCAAATACTAGCACCGCTATCTCTGCTGACCCAGTCAACCCTCAAGGACTAGGTGCTATCTCTGCTGACCCAGTCAACCCTCAAGGACTAGGTGCTATCTCTGCTGACCCAGTCAACCCTCAAGGACTAGGTAAATCTAGTTCAGTTGGATCAAGATCTAGTTCAGGCAATGATCTATTGAGTAAGTTTAGTAACCTGTTTGAATAGCAGTAGGAGATAAGACAATGAGTTCAGGATTAAGTAGTCCAGGTTTTGCAGAAGGGTTTGTTAATGGTTTCGGCATGGTGGATCAAGCTCTGCAACGACGACGCGCTAACGAGATTGAGAATAAAAAAATAGAGCAGGATCAAGCTAATAATCTAGCAACACTAGATTTTAGAAATAAAGAGTTGGGTTTGCAAGGAGAGAAGAACTCTGCTGATGCGGCTTATAATACAAGTCATTTAGCCCTCACTAAAGCTAATAATGAAGCATCTCAGCTGTATAACACTAATAAGTTACAAGCTGACAAAGAGCAAAATATTGCCCAGAATAGATTAACTTCTCAAAGTAATAACATTCAATTAGCGCAAGCTAATAAGCAAGCTGCACAAGCCGATAGAATATTTAAGAACGCGCAAGATAGATTAGCTATTGAGCAAGATAAGGCTCGCAGAGAAAAGCTACAGATAGATAAATCCGATGCGATGCCTGTCATACAATCTATGTTAGCAACAGATCCTACCACTGGACAGACATCCGTGAGTCTTTCACATGATCCTAAAATGGCAAGAAAGCAAATTGAAGCATGGTCTACCGTAACCGGTTTAGACGGTAAAAGTATGATAGAAAATTCAGCAGCCTTTTCTGGGCATGTTGCAAATATTAAATCAGCCCTATCAGATCCCACTCATTGGGATCAAAACAAAACTAGTGTACTAGGTGCGCTGAATGCCACGATGCGTAAAGACATTGAAGCAGGCAAGATTGGTCAAAAGTATGACGGTATGGACCAGCAATACAAAGGTGGCATCATAGAGAATATCGAGATTAGTGATGTGATGCCAAATTCAGATGGCACAGCACTGGTCGCGGGTGTTAAGACTACTTATAAGATGCCGAATGGTCAATTAAAGTGGACTGATGCGCCTATGACGGATAAGCGAATGGCTAATGCCAATCTTGATCCTAATGTACGCAACATACCCTTAGATGCAGTAGTGGGTAAGATTGATGCGATGGATCAATTTGCCAGCTATATCAACTCTGATCCTACTTCACTTAGGTTATTACAAACACAGATAGCCCATGCTTATCCTAAAGAGAAAGGTGAGGATGCGTATACTTCAGAAACGATAACTGATAGCAATGGCAATCAAGTAGCAATTCCTTTCAATAAAAAAGAAGGAACGTATGGAACTCCATCAGATCAACAACAGGTTACTAGTGGGCAAGCACAATGGAAATCAACAATTAAACCTGTAGCCCAGCAACAGCAACCACAAGGTAATAGCCAAACAGTCAATAATATTATTAACAGTGATCAGCAATCAGGTTTACAAGGACAATCTAATAGGGAATCTGTTAAAAATAATGAACTGGAAAAGCAATATCGTGGGAGCTACAGGCCATTTAATGACATTTTAGATAATCCAGATTTAACAGCACAAGCTAAATTAAGTGCTATCAGAAGGATAGAGAACTCTCACAACAAATAAATAGTACATTAATTATTGAGCTACCTGTCGGGAGACAACACATGGCTTTAACCTTGCAGCAAGTAAGAGACATACCTGAATTTTCTGGCATGTCAGATAGTGACATTATTGCTCATGGCAATGCCAATGGAATGGATACCTCTGCAATGATACCTGATACTTCAAATGAAGCAGATGCCTTTCGGAGCAATGTATCAATCCCTTTACTAAAAGGTGTTGGCGATATTGGTGGTTCAATAGGTTATGGCTTAGAAAAAGCAGGTGCAACTAACTTAGGTCAAGGCTTACAGCAATCCAATGAGAAGCTACAAACGACCTTAACAGCACGACAATCACAGCAAGCTCAAGCAGATGCCCAGAAAACCTTAATTGATGACAATGGCAATTACGGTGGCTATAACTTAGGTACATTAAGCCAAGATGTCTTTGGCTCTTTGCCTGGCACAGTTGTTATGGGTGCTGTCGGTGCGCCTTTAGCTACTGGTGCATCAATGGTATCAAAAGCGGCAGGTCTAGGTGGGAAAATAGCTGAAATTGCTAGTTCTGGTGCATTAGGTAGTAGTTTAGCAAAAGGTTTAACAGCCGCAACAATAGACACTACATTAGGTAGTGCAGCTGGTTTTGGTGCAGCAGAAGGTATTTATTCTGGCGCTAGTAACGCAGCACAAATACAAAATCAAATACGCAGTACCGATATTAACACCTTAGCAGAACACCCTTTGTTTGCTGATGTTTATCACAAAGAAACTGACCCCTCCTTAACACCTGACGAAAGACTTAAGCAAACCCGAGATATTTTAGCGACTAAAGCGGGTGATGATGTCTTTGCTAATACCGCTATCCAAACTGGTTTAATATCTATGGCTACCGGTGGTGGTGTCTACGGTATGTTGCGTGGCAATAGTTTAGCTAAAGATGAAATAAAAGATGGTGTCTTAAAAAGAGCCGCTAAAGGTTTTGCATTAGAAGGTTTAGCGCAAGAAGCACCACAATCAGCGTTAGAGCAGCGCACCAATAATCAAGCCTTGCAAGACTATGTTGATCCTAATCAAGAACTTAATCAAGGTGTGGTCAACGCTGGCCTGCAAGGTGGTATTGCTGGTG